GGATGCTGACCAGTTCATGAACCAGATCACGCCTGAGATTGAGGCGCAACTTGCTGCTCCTAAACCACCACCACCTGATTCTCAGGCTGAGTTCGCTAAGATGATGGCGCAGGTTGAGCAGGAAAAAGCACAGGTAGCCCGTGAGAAAACTCAGGCAATGTCGCAGATTGATGCGGCTAAGTTGCAGCTAGACCGTCAAAACCTTGAGGCCAGCTATGCTCAGAAGGGCGTTGAGATGGCTATGAAGAACCAGAAAGACCAGCAAGAACTCAAGCTGAAAGAGGCTGAGTTAGCTGTTAAGCAATTGCAGGCTGTATTGGCGATGGACATTGCTGACGAAGATAGCCGGACACGTCAAGCTGATATTGTTCTTAAAGCAATTAAAGAGATTGGGAACATTACACGATGAACAAAGCAGACTGGGCTAATAACCTGACACTTGATCCTAACTGGCAGGAATTGATGTCAGAGCTGAGATCGGTAGAGTTAGCTAAGTTTACTAATAGCGACTATCACGATGTAGAGGCTAGAGAGCAGGCTTACATTCGATTGAGAACGCTAGAGAGTATTACTGACTACTTGGAAGGCTTGAAGGCTCAGAAAGCCATTGACAAGAAGCGTTGGAAGATTCTGTAGTCTGACATGGCAGTTCCATGTAAAATTAAGGAAATAACAACATGAGCGAAACGACTAGCGCGACACCTGAATCAGGTAGCGGAGAGTTGACAGTAAACGAAGCGGCTAACGCTTTCATGGGTTTAATGGGTAGTGACGAAGGCTCCGACGAAGGACAACCAGAAGCACAGGCTCAATCCGATGAGGACGAAAGCGAAGAACCAGAGGAAGAATCTAGCGATGATTCTGAAGGTGAAGAACAAGAAGATAGCGAACAAGAAGAACAGGAACGTACCTACCGTGTGAAGGCTGCCGGTGAAGAAAAGGACGTTACCCTCGACGAGCTTGTTAAGAATTATCAACTTGGCGCTGACTATACAAAAAAATCGCAGGCTGTAGCTGAAGAACGCAAGGTTGTTCAGGCCGAATACCAGGCGATTCAAGAGGCGAAGCAACTGAGAGATCAGTATGCACAGCGACTCCAGGTGATTGAGCAGATGCTTTCACGTGGGGAAGAACCAGAGAATCTTGACTACTTGAAGGAGACCGATCCAATCGGTTACGCCGTTAAGGTAGCGGAACTCTCACAAAAGGAAAAACAAATTGCTCAGGTACGTGCAGAACAAGCACGAATCAATGCCCAGCAAGAGCAAGATAGGCAGCAGTGGATGTCTAACTTAGTCCGGCAGGAATCGGAAAAGTTAGCAACAGCGCTACCTGATTATGTTGATCCTGAAAAGGGTGAGTCACTGAGAAAGTCAGTGCGCTCATACGGTAAAGAGTTAGGGTTTTCAGATGAGGAATTGGCAAGCGTTGTTGATTCTCGTCACGTTATTACGTTATACAAGGCTATGCAGTACGACAAGCTACAAGCGTCGAAGCCTGCTATCAATAAGAAACTAGCTGAAGCACCGAAGGTTATGAAGTCGGGAGTCTCGCAGTCTCGCGATACCAATAACGAGCAGTATAAGAAACAGAAAGCTAAAGCTAGGTCTACCGGAAGGGTAGCTGACGCTGCGGCACTATTTGAACGATTTATTTAAAGGAAATTATCATGCCTACATATCAAACATTTACCGCTATCGGTATGCGCGAGGACTTGTCCGACATCATCTATAACATCTCGCCTACTGAGACCCCAATCATGTCGTCGATTGGTCGCACCAAAGCTACCGCTGTTTATCATGAGTGGCAGACTGACTCGCTGGCTGCTGCTACCACTGCTAATGCAGCAGTCGAGGGTGCAGATGCAACGTCTGCAACGATGGCTCCTACGACCCGCGTTGGTAACTATACGCAGATCGTGCAAAAGACTGTCCAAGTTTCCGGCACTCTGGAGACTGTCAACAAAGCAGGCCGTAAGTCTGAAAAGGCTTATCAACTGTCGAAGGCTTCGCAAGAACTGAAGCGTGATCTGGAAACCATCATCACTGCTAACCAAGGCAAGTCGGCTGGTACGTCTACGGTTGCTCGCACCATGGGTTCGCTGCTGTCGTGGATCAAGTCTAACTCGTCGCAAGGTAGTGGCGGTTCGGCTCCTTTGGTATCAGGTACTTCGACCCGTACTGATGGTACGCAGCGTACTGCTACTGAAGCACTGCTCAAGACTGTTATCGCTTCGATCTTTGACGCGGGTGGCAATCCTAAAGCTGTGTTCGTTGGCTCGGCTGGTAAGCAGAAGATGTCTACGTTTGCAGGTATCGCTGTCAACCGTTATCAGATCACCAAGCCTGAAGCTGGCGTGATTATCGGTGCTGCTGACATTTATCAGTCGGACTTCGGTCAACTGTCTATCGTGCCTGATCGTTTCATGCGTACCCGCGATATGCTGATCCTTGATCCTGAGTACGCTGCTATGGCTTTCCTGCGCCCATTCATGACGAATGAACTGGCTAAGGCTGGCGATAGCGACAAGACTCAGATTCTTGCTGAAGTCACGCTGGAAGTGAAGAACGAGGCTGCTCACGGTATCGTGGCTGACTTGGACTTCTCGCTGTAATGAAACTAGCCCCTGACTTCGGTTGGGGGCTTTTTATAAAGACCAATGACAAACTTTAGACATCAAAAAGTTCATGCAGATGGTGATGGCGGTATTATCATCGAGACTAACCAAGACATTAGCGATATTCTCGCTAGGAACAAGGTACTCCAAGAGGTAGATAAGGCTAGGACAGGCGCAACAGATGACTTGCATTTGATTGGTTCCATACCGTTTACAGCGATTGATAAGCTAAACGAGATGGGGATTATGCGAGGATTTGCGATTATGGATGACAAGGCATTTAGAAGTTGGCTTAATCATCCTGACCAAGCTGGTTTAAAAATCTATCGGGGGACTGTATGAGAGTTGGCGTTTGTGTACCATGTCGTGACGAAGTACACACAGGTTTTGCGTTTGATTTTGCCCGTATGTGCGCCCATGATGCTTCAGTTAGGTGCAAGGACGGTAAGGGCGGTTTAAGCCTTTATACGATGCCTGGCACGTTGATATTTGACCAGCGTGAAAAGTTGGCGCAGGTGGCTTTAAAAGAGGGTTGTGACGCTGTTCTGTTTATTGATAGCGACATGAGGTTCCCACATGATTTGATTACGATTATGTTGAGCCGAGAGGTTGACATAGTTGGTGTGAACGCAGTGACAAGACGTAGACCATCATTCCCTACCGCTAAGTTATTGGTTAAGAGTGAAGATGAGAAGGGTATCCGACATCATTGGTCTAATGTTGATTCACGCGGCAAAGAAGGTATTGAGGTCGTTACTGCTGTTGGATTTGGTGCGGTACTGATCCGTAAGAAAGTATTTGAAACACTGACAGCGCCGTGGTTTGACGCTGGATGGGGGCCAACAGGCGTTGTGGGTGAAGATGTGTTCTTCTGTGTAAAGGCTGGCGATGCAGGTATTGATACCTATGTTGACCATGAGCTTTCAATGCACATTAAACACATTGGCACACATGAATATAGTTGGGATGACGTGGATGATAAAGCCTTGAGGGGCGATAATGGCACTAACTAGCTATTCTGACTTAACTAGCACCATCTCCAGCTATCTAGCTCGCAGTGACTTAGATAGCATTATCCCCACGTTTATCTCTTTGGCAGAGCAGCGCCTACGTAGAGAGTTGCGTATTCGGCAAATGCTAGTGATTGCCCAGGCTACTACTACAGGCGGCGATTCTACTGTCGGCTTGCCTAGTGATTACTTAGAGATGCGCGATATTCATATTGCTGCTAATCCTAATGGCACGCTTGTTTACGATACGCCTAACCTGTTTTATAAAAAAACTATCTCAACAGAATCAGGCCAGCCTAAGCGTTACACGGTACTAGCTTCTGAGTTGCAATTGGGGCCAATCCCTGACGGTGCTTATGTCTTGCAAATGCTGTACTACGCACAACCTGCTTTTCTAAGCTCTGTGAATCCTAGCAATGTCTTTATGGCTAACTGTCCTGACGCTTTGCTCTATGCTGCGTTAGGCGAGGCAGAACCGTATCTAATGAATGATGTGCGACTACAGACATGGGGTACGTTGTACGAGAGAGCTATTGCAGCTATTAACGTCGCAGATGATTCTGGTGAGTATAGCGGTCAACCCATGTCCATGTCTTTTAACTAGGGATTATTATGGCTGAGATGTCTAACTATCTGGAAAATGCGCTCATCAACGGAACACTGCGAAACACAGCGTACACACCAGTAGCAACTGTTTACGTTGGTTTATATACCAGCGACCCGACTGACGCTAACACTGGCACAGAAGTATCAGGTGCATCGTATGCGCGAGTATCTGCTACCTTTGGCGCTCCTAGTGGTGGTGCATCAAGCAATACGGCAGCTATTGAGTTTGCCCAGGCTACTACTGAGTGGGGTACTGTTGGCTGGATTGGTATCTTGGATGCGTCAACATCAGGAAACCTTCTTTACCATTCACCATTGGACGCTGCAAAGCTAATCGAGATTGGCGATGTATTTAAGATTGGTATCGGCAACCTTACAGTTACGTTTGCATAATGGCTGACATCTGCGGCCCATTCACGCTTGAGGACTTAGACCAATTTGGTACGCTTGATAGCTTGCCATTTTCTCTAGATAGTAGCGTATGGGAAAGCACTACTACTTGCATTATGTTTTTTGCAAGCGACATTAGCAATACTGCTACTGTTACGGCTTTGGGCGGCATGAATGTTGATGGCTCTGGCAGCATAGAGGCAAACGCTACGGTGTCGGCTAACTCTTTAAGAATACGGAATGGCGTTGCAGATGTTGATGCGATTAGCTCGATCATCATCAAGGGCTATATCTATGGCGAAGAATGGGCAGACGTAACAGAAGATTCAAATGTTTGGAGTATTGTTTCTGCTAATAGCAATACATGGACTAACGTACCTGCTGGAACTAATACATGGCTAAGACAAAACTAGCATTTGGTGAGTGGCTGCCAGACCAGCCTGGCATTACAGGTGCGTTGACTGACGCTAATAACTGTATTCCTGTGGCTACTGGCTACGCTCCGTTAGGTGCTGAAGCAGAATATAGTACTGCTGCTGGTCAAACTCTTGTGACTACCTTTGCCGGTAAGTTTGCTGGATTGTCTACGTTGTTTGCTGGTGGCGCTACCAATCTGTTTAAGTATGATAGTGGTGATAGAGGTCTTGATGCTTTAACAACCACAGGCTACTCAACCACTTTGTTTTGGGATGTTACGCAGTTTGGCTCTGAGATGATTGTAGCTAATGGAATTGAGAAGCTACAGGCTTATACATTAAATGCTATGAGCGAGACATTTAGTAACTTATCTGCTGACGCTCCTACTGCTAAGTATGTAACGGTAGTGCGAGACTTTGTAGTGGCGGCTAATGTTATAACTGAAGAAAACAAGGTTTACTGGTCTGACATTAACGACGAGACTAACTGGACACCTAGCGCAACAAGCCAGGCTGACAGTCAAGTAATCGCAGATGGCGGTGACATTAAAGGTTTAACGGGTGGTGAGTATGGATTAGTGCTGCTTGAAAAAGCCATCTTCCGTATGTCCTATATAGGTAGCCCGTTGTTTTTCCAATTTGACGCTCTTTCGCGCAGTTTAGGCTGTATTTCTAGCGGTAGTGTGACTCAATACAACGGTTTGACGTACTTTTTAGCCACAGATGGCTTCTATGTGTGCGATGGTCAGACGGTTAAGTCGATTAGCGCAGGGAAGATAGACCGTTGGTTCTTTGACATTGCTAATACAGGTCAACTTGACCAAATGTCTAGCACTGTTGACCCAGTTAAACGGTTAATTGTCTGGTCATTCAAGGATAATTTCGCTAATACCAATGTTTTAATCTATAGCATTGACTTCGGTAAGTGGTCGCATGGTGATACTACTGCTGACGCTATCTCTATCGTCATTACTCCCGCGGTAACTCTTGAAGGCTTAGACCTTTTCAGCTCCAGCATTGATGCTTTGACTGTATCGTTGGATGATCGTCAATG